CCCGAGGTCGGTCGACATCGAATCGACATCGAATCGACTTCGCATCGACATCGTAGGGCCCACACAGGCACGCACAGGCCCACATGGATAGTGATAGGCATCATAGGGCACATACGACAACGCACCCCCTGCTAGGCAGAGGGTGCGCTATATCGGGGTAGGCTATATCGGGGGTGGCTTATGCCCCCTTGGCGATACCGTTGAACTTGCGCCACTGGTAGTATTCGATCGACGCATTGTTCGGGTTCCAGCCGGAATCGGCCGCCAGCTCCTTGACCGTCTTGCTGGTCGGAAGCTCGCCGGTCTCAGCGCGATACTCGTCCAGGGCGTCCCAGATAGCGCGGCACTTACCGCCTGCGCTGGGGCGCTTGATACCGTTCTGCTCAGGGCGGTCCTTTTCGATCTTGAGCCCCGTGCCAGTGTGGGCATCGGGCTTGGCATCTTCGTAGGTGACCGGATCACCGAAGTGCTCCCCGCAACCCATGCAGACGTTGGCGCCTGCTGCGAAGGCAGGGTCCTTGGCATCGCGGTAGCTGCGACCAGTGCTGCCACCGTCCACATGCTGCTCGTCATCCACGCAATAGACCCCGTTGGACAGGTGGATGCCGCAGTTCGGGCAGAGCTGCTGCTCCAGGGGAAGCGCATCGTGCAGGGCGGTCAGGGTAGCGACATTCGCCTTGCGCGGTATGGCGACGTTGGCGAGGGTGAGGGCTTCGGTGAGCTGCGCCTTGGTGAACTGGATCATGGTATGCTTCCTTTGCTATGGGCGGATGCTGAAGTGCCCCGCTTCCATTGTTTGCTTCTACGGGATAGGGATTAACAAGTCTATAACAAAATGCGAATTATTCCGTTCGATGTGCGAATTATTTTGCGTCTACGATTGCGATCGCTTCAGCGAGGGGAATGTTGGCGTTCAGCAGGAGCTCCAGCTCGTGCGAGCGGCGACCTTCAGCTGCCTTGCGTGCCCAGTGCTCCTTGTTGGCGCGTTGGGCAAGGTCGTGCAGCGCACGCCCATTGATGCGGCGGTCATGGAACATATCAGCGGCCTCCTACTGCGATGCGCTTGTTCGTTTCAGTGTCGCGGATGCGAACCTGATTACCATGCCGGTCAGCGCGTATGACGCGGGCATGGGTGCGCGCTTGTGCAAGGTCAGCGAACTCGCCGCAGAACTGCCACATGCGCTCACTGTGGATAAAGAGCGACACGCTATACATATCAGTCCTCACCCGGGCGGTTGACGAAGCGCATCGGCGCAGGGCGCGCCTTGTGCTCGATGGTGCGGATGCCTGCAAGGCGCTCCTTGATGCGCTTGCGCTCTGCCAGCTTGCGGGTGACCACATTGTAGAGCGCGATCTGGGCTGCGAACACTGCAACTCCAATTAGAATCGATGTAAGCATGTAACGTCTCCTTCCTATGCACCCCTTCTAGCCGTCATGAGTTAACAAATCAATAACATTCGCACATCTAATTGGACACCTTTATGCAGCGGGCGCGCACGCGCGTTGCAAGAACCATACCAGTTTCATGATTAATGAAATCGCCCGGCGGGTTAACCATATTCGTTAAGGTTAACATCTAGACCGAACTTGTTAACCATGTCTGTTAAGGTTAACGCCATCTGATAGATGTTAATGATGTTTGGTAATCAATGCGAGCCGGTGCTATACTGTTGCTGAGATGCAACACTGTCACCCATCGACCATCCAAATGGTTAACGCGGCGTTAAGACTAATCGATATGGTTAACGTCGCCACGCGATGAATGGTTAACGCATCGTTAAGGATGCTTCGTAACCCTAACAGATATGGTTAATGCAGCCGCGCAAATCGGAACAAATCAGTCCGACTCGGCCCCTAGCTGCCCTCCCCCGATCGGTTTACGGGTCCCCTTGGGTCGCGGCGCCGGCTGTCCGATTTGCATCAACGAAAAGGTGGACGCCAACTGTGAATTTTAGCACAGCTGACGCCCATAGTTGAGCAAAGGACACTCTGTATCCCAATGACCACACCAGTCGGCGCGCCTAGCGTGGTCTTGCTGCCCTTGGGACGCGGGCAGAGGTATAGTGCGACCCATACCTAGGCTTCCGTGAGCGACACATCAGCCTGCGTCTTACGACGCTCCCGACGGTTCTACTACATCTTGCAAGCAAGCGCCTCAAACCGTCGGTTGCACATGCCAGGCTTACGACCGACATGCAGTTGAATTAGTTCATAACATTCTCGGACGGTTAACTATCTGGCCTGGACCCCAACCGTCAGGGCAGTCTCCTGAACACTGATACACTATGCCGCCCTAGCCAGACGGTGCGTCCATCGGTCCTGCAGAACCAGCCGGATGACCTATACCAATGCACTGAAGCATTGCACCCCTTATAAGCGCCTGCATACGGTATCGCAACAGGAATCGCGCATCGATATTTTGCCGCCACCCGGCTGCTGCGCCAATTATTCTGATGTATCCCATTCTAGAATCCATGGTAGGGGCGATATGCGTATTACATCCGTAGTTCTGCGAAACGCACAAAACAGGGCAGAAAGCAAGCCCTTTTCCCTATAGGGGATATTAACAAATTAACACATTATTTTAGACTACCCTACCATTAGCATTACAGACATTTTTTGCAAAAAGCGGCAGCGGGTTGTAATGGACTTAGGGGTTTAAGGGTTTCTGCGTTTCTTGTTAATTAATGCCTAGCCTAGTTCTGTGCTTCACCATTACATTACAGCCCTTGCCTGCATCCTACCATCGCCATTACATATTCCCTTGCATATGCGCGCCCAAGCCCCTAGCATACAGCATCTGCATATGTCATCAAAGGTGCCCATCCAATGTCATACAACACTATCCCTCCATCTGTTGCATGGTTGGCGACAACGGATAGTGAGACTGTGCAATGGGACCACTTCGCCCATTGTGTTGCTGACTGGGATACCTATCTGCGCAACGAGGGCGTCACTGACCTGCCTAACCCATCCACATGGACGCAACCAGGCGACCTACAGGATTATTCTAATGTGGTCAGTTGGTGGCCTAATGACGCTCCGGCCTCCCATGCAATGCCCACGCTGCACCGCCTTCTTCAGCACTACAGGTCAGACGCTACCTTTGGGCACGCGCTGGACTGGTATGTGGAACGCGCTAAGGCGTGGATGCTTGCTAACAAGCGTGACCCGTCCAATCCCAATGAGACCAAGGCAGAGCGGGAGGCTAGGCTCAATAGAGAGCGCGTTGCCCGACACCGCTTGCGCCATACGGAAGGATCCGATGACCCTGAGCTGGACGCGCTGCTCAAGGCTGCCAAAGCTGCTGACCACAATGCTGTCGAAGGGCGTAGGTGGCTCAAGGGAGAGATTCAGCGGGCTAAATCCGACATGGACGCTGCTATTGCCCAGGCCAAGCTGGATAAGGCAGAGCGGGTGCAGCGCGCCGAAGACGCTGTTGCCCAGGCAGAGCTCCAGGCTCGAACTGCGCGTGACGCCGTTGATAATTACCGCATCAACAAATAGCGGCTTGCGACTAAGCACATGCTGCGTTAGGGTCGCTGCAACGGCAACACTATCACGCCTGGCGGGGATCCATGTCTGCACAGCAAGAGTTTGACGAGAAGTATATTAGCAGCACGGAAGTCTGTCAGCAACTGGGCATCCACCGAACGACGGTGCTGCTGGCGCTAAAGACTGGACGCCTGCCCGATCCTGTTGTTCTGCGACGTCCCAATGGACAACCGCAAATCCTCCTTTGGGAGCGAGCGCCCATGGTGCCAATCCTGGCAGAGTGGGCCGCCAACCGTGCGCAGCGTGCAAGCGCGTGAGGCCCGTCTCTAACTGGACACGCATTCCAGAAGCATTGCGTGAACGCCCGCAATGGGCGGTAGCTGGGGCAAGCAAAGCGCCCATGGCGCTCATCAACGGTAAGCTGCGGAACATTAGCGTAACCGCGCCGTCCGAGTGGATGACGTTTGAGGATGCTGCCAACCTCGCATGGGATAATCGAGACACGCTGACCACATGGGTCAACCCGCAAGGCGTCACAATCACGCAGACGGGTTTCACCATCGGTTACATCCTCAACAGCTCGGACCCGTTCAGCTGCATTGACTTGGACGTTAAGGACGCTGCCACACACCCGGATGAGCCTGATAAGTGGACCAGCCCAGAGCAGTTCCAGTTCTATCAGGACATCATGCAGGCGTTCGATAGCTACACGGAAAAGTCCAAGTCCGGCAAGGGCTTCCACACATGGATCCGCGGTAAGATTGGGCGCGGATACCGCCGTGACGGTGTGGAGGTATATTCGCAGGAACGCTTCATTATCTCCACGGGCGACGTTGTGTTGTCCAAGACCATTGAAAACCGGGAGCACATGCTGCTCAACATGGTGACGCGGATGCGCCCCATGCAGAAGGTTGTGGAGCTGGAGGAACTGCCTGAGCAGTTTGATGACTGGTATCTGCTCCAGATTGCTACCAGCGCGTCCAATGGGGAGAAGTTCACCAAGCTGTTCAAGGGGCTGTGGCGGGAGGACGAATTCGCGTTTCCATCCCAGTCCGAAGCTGACCTTGCGCTTATGTCCATGCTGACGTTCTACTCCGACTGCAATGCACAGTGCAGGCGCTTGTTCCGCGAAAGTGGATTGGGCAAGCGGGAGAAGGCGGTCAAGGACGACAAGTATATCAACTTCACGCTTAAGACCATCCGTGACCGCCAGGAGCGTGAGCGTAGCGTGGAGATGTCTGGGCTGTTGATGGCTGCTGATGCGGTTCTGGAACAGCAACGCTTGGCTCGGGAGGAAATTGCGGCGCTGCAAGGGGGTGTGCCAGCGGCTACAGCGGTTGACGGTCCCTTTGGCACCATTGCACCCCGCACGGTGAGCCCGCTACAGGTGCCCGGCACAGGCGAGCCTGTCGCTACCCCTGCACCCGCCGAGGCCCAGCTTGCGCAGGCAGCACCCGTCACGCCCGCAGCTATGCACGCGGTTGAAAGCGGACTGCAATGGCCTCCAGGATTTGTGGGCGCGCTTGCGCAATACATCTTCAACAGTAGCTATCTGCCTATCAAGGAAGTGTCCATCACTGCTGCACTTGGTCTGATGGCAGGCATGTGCGGTAAGGCATGGCACATCCCCGGTTCGGGCTTGAACCTGTATATCGTTCTTGTTGCGCGCTCCGCTATCGGTAAGGAAGCACTCCACACCGGAATTGCCAATGTGGTCAATGCCTGCCTATCGCATTCACCCATCTTTGGGAACTTTGTGGACTTCACAGAGTATGCGTCAGGCCCTGCACTTATCAAGGCGTGCGCCCATAACAACTCGTTCGTCAACGTGTCCGGTGAGTGGGGCAGGCGCATGAAGCGCATCGCCAACGAGGACGATAGGGAAGGCCCTATGACGACGCTGCGCACACAGATGACGAACCTGTATCAGAAATCTGCACCGCGCTCCATCGTTGGTGGCATTGGATATAGCTCCACGGAGAACAACATTGAGGCGCTGACGTCCGTTGCCTACAGCATGGTGGGCGAGTCCACGCCACAGACGTTCTTTGACAGCTTGACCGAATCCATGATGGAGGACGGTTTCCTGTCGCGCTTCCTTGTTATCCAATATGAGCATGACCGCCCAGACGAAAACGCTAATATCCTGGAGCGCCCGGATGATGCAATGGTGCGCTATCTGTGCTCCATTGCTAACATCGCAGACGTTGCTATTGCCAAGGGTGATACGCATCCAGTTTTGCGCACGGAGGAAGCTGCCCGCAAGCTGCAAGAGTTCAGCAACATGGCGTCCAAGAACATCCGGGGCACCACAGACGAATCACGCAGGCAGATGTGGAACCGTGCAACGCTGAAGGTCTTGCGGGTCGCTGCACTGTTGGCAGTGGGTGACAACATGAGCAACCCCATCATTAGCATCCAACATGCGGATTGGGCTATCAATCTGATCCTTGCTGACATTGCTATCATGCGCAAGCGCCTTGAGGGTGGCGACGTTGGGCTTAATGATGCTTCACGTGAGCGCAAGCTGGTGGACATTATGAAGCAATACCTGTCCAAGCCTGTCCCAGCGTCCTACAAGATTCCAGATGCAATGCGGGAGAACGGTATCGTTCCGCGCAACTATCTGCAGATGCGCGTGTCGCGCGTGTCCAGCTTCTACAAGCACAAGTTCGGCACAAGCAAAGCACTGGACGAGGCGCTCTTCCAGATGGTGAACAATGGTATCATCATGGAGGTCAAGGGCGACAAGCTGGTGGAAGCATATTCGCACCACGGCAAGGCATACCGTATCCTGAAGCTGCCAGATTACAGCGCGCTAGGGGACGATGCCTAAATGATGTGTTGTGATGGCGCAACGGTGCGCGCTATGCTTAGCACCTCGTTCAACGGAGTAACATGATGACCACACACTCAATCACGCATCCGCAGCTTGTCACCGCGCTGGTGAAGCCTGCACCCGATATCATTGCAACCCTGACGCCCTATGGCGTGGACCTGTGGCACGGTGCAACCGGCGTGGCAGGCGAGACCGGCGAACTGCTGGAAGCAATCCTGTTCCCGCCCGCAACAGGCATCGACCGCGTCAACCTGCGCGAGGAGATGGGTGACACCTATTTCTATATCGAACAGATCGTTCAGCGCGCCGGCATTACGATCGCCTATGACACTGCGGCGGAGATCGCTGACGGTGCGGACATGCGGGCCAAGCTGGCGCTCACCTACGCGGGTCAGTGCGCCGTCCACGGTTCGCAAGTGCTGGACACGGTCAAGAAGCAGGCCATCTACAACAAGCCGCTCGACGTGGAGCTGCTCACGAACCAGTTGAACGCGCTGGTCGCTTCAATGGCCACGCTGGGCAAGATGTTTCAGCTCGACCGGGCGGAATGCCTGTCCGCCAACATCCACAAGCTGTCCAAGCGCTACCAGTCGCTGAGCTACAGCGATGCCGCTGCGCAGGCACGCGCGGACAAGCAGACCGGAACCGACGCGGTTATCCCCGCACGCAAGCCCTTCAAGGGCGAGCCCACGGAAGACGACGTGAAGCGCGGTATGCTGGGCAAGGACGCATAATAACGCTTGCATTGACCGGACCTGTGCTGCATATAGGTCCGGTCAACAAGCAAAGGAGTAAGCAATGGCAGACCTTACCGAAGAAACCGCTGTCACCCCGGCGGAGTTGAGCAAGTGGTATCTGCTCAAGAAGCAACTGGCGGAAGTCAAGACCGCTGAGTCGCTAATGCGTTCGCGCATTGCCAAGTTCTTCTTCCCTACGCCAGACGAGGGAACGAACACCCATCCGCTCAAGGACGGGACCGGCGCCAACCTCAAGATGGTTCACACTATCGACCGCAAGGTGGATGAAGGTGAGCTGGAGGCGCTCAAGGCAGCGCTGGCCGCAGCGGAGACGGACGAGGGCTCCAACCTCAAGGGTGTGGAGTTTGACTTCGACAAGCTGATTGTCTGGAAGCCCGAGCTCAAGATTGCGGAATACCGCAAGCTCAGCGAGGCCCAACAGGCCATCTTCGATCGCGTGCTGGTCGTGAAGCCCGGTATGCCGCAGCTCGACATCACGATCCCCAAGCGCGGGGCGTGAGGGTCACCGTTATTGCTGACGCGTCCCATTGCCCGCAATCTGGTGCTGCTGGATACGGGTATTGGGCGGTCAGCGAGCGGGGTCGGCAAGGGGGTGGTGGGCCCATGCAGAACCCTATCGACAACTCCACCGCTGCTGAGATGGCAGCGCTAGTGAACGGGCTTTACTTCGCCCTTGCGTCTGGAATTGCACAGTCCGGTGACCATGTGCTATTGCAAACAGACTGCACAGGCGCTATACTGGCTTTGGAAAGTAAACGGAAGGAACTATCCAAAGACGAACGGGGCGCGCGCAAGTCGTTCTACGCCCTTAAAGAGAAGCACGGTGTGACGGTGTCCTTCCGACACGTTAAGGGTCACACCAAACGGGAAGAAGCACGCTACGTCACGAACAACCTCTGTGATCAGCGTGCTAAGGTTGGAATGAGGTTGGCACGCAAACGGATTAAGGAGTCCACGAAATGAAACAGAAGCACCTCTATTCGCTGCTCGACCAGACCTATACGACGGTCAAGGTAGCGTTCACGGACCGCGTCCTGCCCGCTGGCACCTATGACAACGGCGCGGACCTGGGCGAATACGACCAAGGGGCTGGCGCACCGCGCACGAACCTCGGCCAGATCAAGACCAAGGGCAAGACCCCTCCGTGGGGCGGCGACCGTGGACGCGGATACACCTACAAGGTTCCGAAGTCCTGGGACATCAAGGAAGGTGACACGCTCATCGTCCTGACCGAGCGCAACGGCCTGTCGTTCGTGCATGTGGTCAGCGTGGACGACATGCCCGACATCGACGTGGACGCCGACTTCCACTACCGCTGGGCGGTGCAGAAGGTCGACCTGACCGAGTTCCAGGAGCTCACGCTCAAGGAAGAGCAGTTCGGTCGCCAGATGATCGAGGTCGAGCGCGTCAAACAGCGCGAGTCGCTCCTGGACAGCTTCCGCAACTCGCTGCCCGAGGGCAGTGCGGCGCGCAACCTGTTCGAACAGACGACCGCGTCCCTCCAGGCGCCGCCCATCCCCTCCGAGGAGAAGGGCGCATGACCACAATCTCCGCGCACAGCATCTTGCGGACGCGGAACAGCGCGCGTGGAGGGGCTCACGTCCTCTCCACGTTGCTGCTGACCTATCCGCGGTTTATCCATGCGGAGTTCATGACGCATCGCGTTATGTCCCGCAACGCTGCCAGCAGCCGCGCTATTCCGTTCGAGCGCCAGCTTGACGCAATGCTGGCGAACCCCGCTGTCCCCTTGCATTGGGGCGCGCACCAGAAGGGGATGCAGGCCAACCGGGAGCTTGAAGAGCCCGAGAGGCTCAAGGCAGAGATGACATGGCTGGACGCCATGAACGCTGCCGCTGCCCACGCTACCATGATGCACAGGCTGGGCGCGCACAAGCAGATCACGAACCGGATCATCGAACCCTTCACGCACATCAAGGTTCTGGTGTCAGCAACCGAATGGGACAACTTCCTGGAGCTGCGCGACCATCCGGCAGCGGAACCGCATATGCAGCTTCTGGCGCAGGCAATCAAGCACGAGCTGGACCATGCACCTATCCAGACGCTGGACCCCGGCCACTGGCATCTGCCGTTCGTGGACTACAGCCCGGACGATGACGCTGACTTGCTCGACGGGCTGATCCCACTGTGCGTGGCGCGGTGTGCGTCGACCAGCTACAAGACGGTTGACAACTTCGACATGACAATGGAGAAGGCAACCGAGCTGCACGACCAGTTCGTCCACAGCCGGCCACAGCACGCCAGCCCGCTGGAGCACGCTGCACTTCTCGATGACGGTATGGAAATGCCGCTCTGGCAGTGGGCGCACCCGCACGAGCACGCCAACTTCGTTGGCTTCCGTCAATACCGGCATATGGTGTAAGATGAGCACGTTCACCGTCGCAGATGAAATCCACTTCCAGGGCTACCGCGTTGCGATCCTGTGCTCGGACGTCCCTGCGACGGTGATCGGCACGTTCGAGGACCATATCAACGCTGGCACCCTGTTCGAGAACGACAAGTGGAAGTGTGAGGAGTGCAACGAGGAAGCGGAGATCCGTCACCTCCATGACTGCAAGCATTACAAGCCACCGGAGAAGGGTGGCAAGGGCGGGGAGACACGCGAGAAGGTTGAGGAAAGCGCTTACGATTGCGCCCTCGATGATGTCCAGCGTGTCGCCAAGGAATATGCGCGCGGGGGCTTGCTGAAGCTCACGGACCTTGCTAAGCTGCTCCAGACGCTAAAGGAGTCCGAAGAATGAAGCCCATGCTCGCTGAAACCTGGAAGCCGGAGAAGGTCAAGTTCCCGGTGATTGCGCAGCCCAAGATTGACGGGGTGCGCGCGCTCAACATGACCGGACGTCTTACCGGGCGGTCGCTGAAGCCCTTCAAGAACAAATACCTGACCACACAACTCAGCCACAGCGCGCTGATCGGATTCGACGGGGAGCTTGCTGCGGAGCGCGAGACGCACCCCGACCTCTGCCGCCTTACGTCCAGCGCGACCGGCACCATTGAAGGACGCCCCTACGTCCTCTGGTGGCTGTTCGATTACGTTACTGTTGAGAACAAGGCGGTTCCATACGAGCGGCGCCTGCTGCAACTGGAAGACCGCATCAAGGAACTGCGTGACGAGCAACCGTTGCTCTACCCGCACATGCGCCTGATCCGTAGCAAGCTGGTCCACACGATGGATGAGCTGGAAGAATTCGACATGCAGAACCTGATGGACGGGTTCGAGGGCACATGCTTCCGCGATCCCAAGGGGTTGCACAAGCAAGGACGTTCGTCACCGACACAAGGCGGCCTGCTGCGCATCAAGCGCTTCGTGGACTTCGAGTTCAAGGTGCATACCATCCTGGAGGGTGAGAGCAACGAGAACGAAGCGCAAATCAATGAGCTGGGCAACACATTCAGATCTTCGCATCAAGAGAATATGGTTGCAAATGGCATGGTTGGCGCTATGCTGGGCAACGTGCTGGCTGACGTCTTTGATGGGGATACGCTGTTGTTCTCCAAAGGACAGGAAGTCCGAGTCGGTGCGGGATGTTTGACGCACGATCAGAGAAGGCACTACTTCATCAACCAGAACGAATTCAAGTCGCTGATCCACAAGGCGAAGTTCTTCCCCAAGGGGATTAAGGACAAGCCCCGGTTCCCGACATGGCAGTCGTTCCGCAACGCGGAGGATATGTAATGGCATTGGTGTTCACGGACGCTGCGCACGCAACACAGACGGGCGGTATCAAGTCGCTGGTCTACGGGGAGGCGGGCGTCGGCAAGACCATGCTGCTCGCTACCGCACCCGTCCCGGTTATGATCAGCAACGAGGCTGGCGCGCTGTCGCTGCGCAAGGCGAACCTGGAACGTCTCTACGGGGTGGGCAACCCTCACATCACCTACAACATGCCCATCATCGAGGTGAAGACGGTGGAGGATCTTACCGACGCCCATCGCTGGTGCGCGGAGTCCGCGGAAGCCAAAGCGTTCCAGACCATCGGCATGGACAGCTCGTCCGAAATTGCTGAGGTTATCCTCAACAACGCCAAGCGGCAGGTCAAGGACCCGCGCCAGGCGTATGGTGAGCTTATCGAGAAGATGGAAACGACCATCCGTTCCTTCCGTGACCTCCCGAACAAGCACGTTCTGATCACTGCGAAGATGGAACCGCAGAAGGACGAGCTGACTGGTGTGGTCAAGTATGCGCCCGCCATGCCCGGTGCCAAGCTGGGGAACAAGCTGCCATACTTCTTCGACGAGGTGTTCCGCCTTGGTATCAACCAAGCGCCGAACGGCGAGAAATACAGATTCCTACAGACTCAGCCTGATCTGCAGTATGTAGCGAAAGACCGGAGTGGTGCGCTGGCTCCGATCGAACCTCCTATCCTCAGCGCGATTTTTGCAAAAATCTTGGCGGCTTGATCCGCCGCCTATGAAAGGAATGACACTACCATGGCACAACTGAATTTCGACGCCACTCAGGTGGAACCGGATGCAGGGTTCGACACGATCCCGGCAGGCTGGTATAACGCCCGCATGGACGAATCGGACCTCAAGCCGACCAAGGACGGCCTGGGCACCTACCTCCAGGTCCGCTTTGCGGTTATCGACGGGCAATACGCCAATCGCAAGCTGTTCGCGCGTCTGAACATCAAGAACGCGAATGCGACCGCACAGGAGATCGCTCTCAAGCAACTCTCCGCAATCGGTCACGCGGTCGGCGTCCTGCACATCGCCAATTCGGAGCAGCTCCACGGGCTGCCGCTGAAGATCAAGGTGAAGATCCGCAAGGGCGACGACAACTACGAAGACCAGAACGAGATCATCGCCTACAAGAACATCAACGAGCCGGTCGAGACCGTGGGCGCTGGTGCTTCTGGTGCAGCCGCTCCGGCTGGTGGCGGTGCGCCGGCTGGCTTCGGCGGCGGTGCTCCTGCCGGGTTCGGAGGTGCGGCACCCGCTGCTCCTGCCGCTCCGGCTGCCCCCGCAACCCCTGCGGCGCCGGCCGCTCCGGTGCATGACCCGATTGCTGCCGCACTGGCGGACGGTTGGGCGCTGCACCCGGAGAACAAGGAATATCACTGGAAGGGTTCGGAAGTCGTTAAGACGACCGACCTCGCTCAGCGCTATCCTGCACCGGCCGCTCCTGCGGCGCCTGCTGCCCCGGCAGCTCCCGCCGCACCCGCTGCACCGGCCGCACCCGCTGCCGCTGACGGTGGGGCCCCGTGGGCAACTGGTGGGGCTGCGGCGCTTGCTGCGGACCCTGCTAACCCGTTCGGTGGCGGTGCTCCCGCACAGCCCTGGGCAGGGGGTGAAGCTCCTGCGGCTGCTGCTCCCGCGGCACCCGCTGCGGATCCGGCTGCTGCGGCGGCTGCTGCCGCTCAGGGTGCTGCTCCTCCGTGGGCCGCGCCTCAGGCGTAACTGGTATCGGGGGCGCTTCGGCGTCCCCGCTGCTAGGTGGGCGGTGGAAGTCACAACGGTTCGTGCTCTAGAAGACTTCGGTCCTACCACGGCGCTGCCACCGTCCTCCTAGCGGACAGGAGATTTCATGGGTGCTCTAATGCACGCGCTTCTAACGATGCGCAAAATAGATGCAATGATCGAAGCGGATCAAGGAGCATCGTTCCGCGGCTGGGAAGGCAAGGTGTTACCACATATCGGTGACGCCTACCGTGACGACCCGGAGGACGGACACCGACCGCACCTTGGCGCATCCATCCTGGGCGGGGAATGCCCGCGCGCCATCTACTACTCGCACCGCTGGGCCACCAAGGCAAAGTTCGAAGGGCGCGTGCTGCGCCTGTTCAACCGTGGACACCTAGAGGAAGGCCGCATCATTGCGATGCTGCTGATGATCGGGTGCGAGGTCTGGCAACAGGACGCCAACGGTAAACAGTTCCGCATCAGCTGGGCGGATGGGCACTGCGGCGGGTCTGGCGACGGCGTAGCGCGGGGCATTCCCGACCTTGCTCCGGACATGCCGTTCGTCAACGAATACAAGACGCACGGTGAGAAGTCCTTTATCGAGCTGGCTGGCAAGCTACCCGAGTGGCGCAAGTATGTCGCGGGCGAGGGTCCGTTCACTGGAATGGGCGTCAAGGCTGCCAAGCCCGAGCACTATACGCAGATGCAGCTCTACATGAGGAAGATGGGCCTTACGGTTGCGCTTTACGTCGCAGTCTGCAAGAACACCGACGACCTCTACATGGAGATTATCTACCTGAATCCCGAATATGCAGACCAGTATCTGGACCGGGGTGAGATGCTGGTGTGGCGGGAAACCGCTCCGAAGAAGATCAACACGAGCGCGGGCTTCTTCAAGTGCCGCTTCTGCGATCACCGTCCTGTCTGCCACCTGAACGGTCCAACAGACATCAACTGTCGGACGTGTCAATTCAGCACACCCGACCGAGGCACCGAAGGCACTTGGTCTTGCAATAAGCACAAGATGCAGCTAAGCAAAGCCAAGCAACTGGTCGGGTGCCCTGACTGGTATGAAGATGATGGTCTGCGTGCATGAGCCCCGCTACTGGCTTCCTAGATGAAATCCCCGGGATTGGACATAACGGCCCACCCGAACCCCTCCCCGCATTCCAGGACCGTCAATACCAGTCTGAAGCCGTAGGTTCGATCTGGGACTACTTCCGGACGCATCCCACTGGCAACCCGCTGGTCGCGATGCCCACCGGCACGGGCAAGAGTGTGGTCATAGCGCGCTTCCTCGAGAGTGTGCTGATGCAATACGGCCAACAGCGCATCATGGTGCTCACGCACGTGAAGGAGCTGATCCAGCAGAACTACGAGAAGCTGAAGCAACTGTGGAGCTTCTCTCCTGCTGGCATCTACAGCGCGGGTCTTGGGCAGCGCAACATGGCGCAACCCATCACGTTCGCTGGCATCGCAAGCGTGGCGCGCAAGTGGGCAGCGTTCGGGCATATCGACCTTGTCATCATTGACGAGTGTCACCTGATGAGCCCCAACGACCAGACCATGTATCGGACGTTCATTGCTGGTCTGCTGTCCATCAACCCCTACCTTCGCGTCATTGGCTTCACCGCTACCCCGTGGCGCATGGGTCACGGGCACCTGACGGATCCTTACGAGGACAGCAAGGGAAACCTGAGCGATCCGCTGTTCAAGGATATGTGCTTCGACATCACGGGGCGTGAACCGTTCAACCGCCTGTTCAATGAAGGCTACCTGATCCCGCTGGTCCCCAAGCGGCCCAAGCTCCACCTCGACACCGAAGGCCTGCATACGCGGGGCGGTGAGTATATCGAGAAGGAGATGCAGGAGAAGTTCGACCGGGACGAGATCACCGAAGCGGCGCTCAAGGAGTGCCTCGAGTATGGTGCAGACCGGAAGCACTGGTTGATCTTCGCCTCCGGCACCGATCACGCGGACAACGTCTGCGACATGCTGAACATGATGGGCGTTGCTGCCGGTTGCGTCCACAGCAAGCGCGCGGGTCGCGACCAAACCATCGAGGACTTCAAGGCGGGGAAGATCCGTGCGCTGGTGAACAACAATGTGTTGACCACAGGCTTCGACTTCCCGGGCATTGACTTCATCATCATTCTGCGGGCAACCGGCTCGGTTGTGCTTTGGGTCCAGATGCTGGGACGGGGCACCCGCCCGGTCTACGGGTTGGATGGCAAGGGGCTGCTCCCTGACGGCACCCGCGCAGACCTCAATACTATCGAAGGTCGCTTGCAGGCCATCTTCGCATCCGACAAGCATGACTGCCTTGTGATGGACTTTGCGCGCAACACCGCTTCGCTTGGACCCATCAACGACCCCGTCATTCCCAGGCAGAAGGGTAAGGGTGGCGGTGACGCCCCCGTCAAACTGTGCGAGGTCTGTGAGACATACAATCACGCATCGGTGCGCTACTGTGGTGGGCAACCGTTCAAGACCGCGCTGGGCTGTGGCGCTGAGTTTCTGTTCGAGGTTAAGTTCAAGACGGAAGCTGCGCAGGACGAGCTTATCAAGATTGACGAGCCTGTGGTTAAGGTGTTCAAGGTGGACAGCGTCACCATTGACCGCCACGAGAAGGCTGGCAGTCCGCCAATGATGAAGATGAGCTATTATTGCGGATACAAGTCCTTCAGTGAGTTCATTTGTATCGAGCACACGAACTTCGCTGGTCGTAAGGCGCGCAAGTGGTGGGCTGAACGCACCGACACCCCCATGCCAGCCACCACGGCAGAAGCTATCGCTATCGCAGACCAAGTGCTGGCAGCGCCCACGCACCTCCGCGTCTGGACGAACAAGCAATACCCCGAGATCATGGCCATGTGCTACGACGGCACGTCCTTCGGCACCATTGAGTCCGATGGGTATGTTCCAGAGATTGAGAACCGCGAGGTTCTATCCGCGCAGAAGGCCGAGTTGTCGTCCCGCACCTATGTCGACGATCTGGACGATGACATTCCGTTCTAAAAAGTGTTTGCATTCCTGTTGAACTCATGTAAAAGGGTTGCAACAAGGAGACGCACAATGCAACGCTTCACTACCGCCGCTCAGGAACGAATCTATATGAACCGCGTCCGTGACCTGAAGCGCCTGCTGGGCGACCGCAACGTCCACCCGAAACCCTTCTCGGAGGTGATCCAGCATGGATGACAAGCGTATCGATGAGCTGAAGCTCCGGTCGCTGCGGATGCGCCTCAAGGGCTACCGCGCTTCCCCGGAAGCTACCCCGGAACACATTGCTCGCATGGAGCAGGAAATCAAAGAACTGGAGTCCAAGTGATGGCAGACCTCAAGACCTACTGGCTCAGCCCGCTGCCCGCAACCGGCTGCCAGCTCCGCAATAAGCCCTTCGGGGAAGTGATGTATGACGCCAACCTGCCCGGCATCGGGTGGGGCAACTGGTGCCAGGAGACGTTCGAGCAGTTCGGCGGTAAGCTGGGCACCGGGCTCGGGCAGAAGTATGTCCTCCAGGACGACGGTCGCTGGCTCAAGGTGGAGGGATAAGATGTTCGTCTCCATAGACATGGACACCCTTCAGTTCCTGCACAAGCATCACGATCAGATGGTGCTGGGCGGGTTGTCGTTTCTGGAGGCGCCCCACCACAGCATCCGCAACGAGAACGTCAACTCGGAGCACTTCCTGCTCGGTATGACCGCGCTGGAAATCCGGATGCTTTACCGTAACACGACCGGAGAGGATGTGACAGGCTCGGACGACCTAGTGCTGCGCGAGATGCTGGCAATGATCGTCTATGACCACATGCCTCCGACGCTCGCGCTCGCCGCTGAGGTCGAAGCACAGGTAGCGGCAGTCGAGGACGACCTCTACAAGGGCATTCCGTGGAAGTATGCCCTCGGTGCCAAGGTTCCCGCTAAGGCGATGGAACTGTTCCCCTTGCACTGCAAACCTCTGGACGCGGTGGACAAGCATAAGGCCGCGCAGCAGGCCCCACAGCGCCGCGCGGTGCGCAGTGCCCCCAAACCCCGCGCACCCGTGGAGTCAGCACCACAGCCGCCCCGCGCACCGAAACAGCGTGCTTCTAGCGTGCGGCCCACTATTTGGGCGGTCGCTGACACCATGTGGGCCGAGGCTGGTAAGCCAACCGATAAGACGGTCGTTCTGGAACTGCGCAAGAAGATGTATGATGTGCTCGAGGAAAAGCACGGGGTAAAGCGCACCAGCTCGAGCAACGAACTCGGTAACTGGATGAAAGATCGATTAGGCTAAAAGGGGGTTGCGCTTCCCCTAAGTGAGTGCTAAGCGTAGTTTGTCCATTTGGGCACCATTCTATTGGAGATTGCAATGAGCGACGAACAGCAGGCGGCGCAGGCCGCGCAGGAAGCGGAGGCCGCGAAGCAGGCTGCCGCTCAGAAGAAGGCGGACGAAGCCGCTGCCAAGAAGGCAGCCGCGGCGGAAGCCAAGGCCAAGAAGGACGCCGAAAAGGCGGCCGCCAAGGAAGCCAAGGAAGCGGAGAAGAAGGCCGCTGCCGAGCGCAAGGAGCAGGAGAAGGCCGAGAAGGCCGCTGCGAAGGAGAAGGCCAAGGCCGACGCCATTGCCGCTCGCGAAGCTGCCAAGATGCCCGAGCAGAACGGCATCCGCCGTCCGAAGCCCGACGGCCTCTGCGGCAAGGCCTGGGCGATCTTCGACCAGATCTCCGCCACCAACGGCTCGCCCGCTTCGATCGGTGAATCGATGGAGGTCGCCAAGGCCCAGGGTCTCAACGAAGCGAACGTCCGGGCGGAATACGCTCGCTGGCGCAAGTTCTTCGGTGTGGTCGGCCGCGTGGAAGATCCGCGCAAGCCGGCGAAGCCCGAAACCCCGCCTGCCGCTCCCGCTCCGGAAGCGCCCCCGGCACCGCCGGTCGAAGGCTAATCTAGCCTAACACCCCGAAACCTGCTAAGGGGGTATGCCAATCGGCTGCCCCCTTAGCCACCTCCGGAGGTTCTGTGATTAACAAACAACCAATCGAGAAGCGTGAACCCTCCTATGAGGGGACGCTCCAAGTCCATTCCATCTTTAAGACGATCCAAGGCGAGGGCCCGTTCTGTGGCACGCCTTGCGTTTTCGTGAGGTTGGCAGGATGCAACCTTCAGTGCCCCGCGTGCGACACTGACTACACATCGAACCGGCAGATCATGCAGCCCGGTGAGATCCTGTTCCACGTCAACGAGCTTTGGCGTGCCGAACGCTACCGCCGAGGGCTTGTGGTCATCACGGGTGGCGAACCGTTCAGACAGCACATCGGTGAGCTGATTGCCGTCCTGACGATGTCGAACTACTATGTGCAGATCGAATCGAACGGCACGATGAACCCGCCGGCCGGTCCGTGGCGGACGGACACGTCCAAGCGTGAAGGTGCGTTCCTTGTCGTCAGCCCCAAGACCGGCAAGCTCAACCCGCTGGCGCTCGAGGAAGCGTGCGCGCTGAAGTATGTCGTGGCCGAGGGTGACATTCATACCGACGGGCTACCGCTGCACGCGCTGGACCATCCGTCGAATCCCTACCCGGCGCGTCCGCCGTTTGGCTGGGACCGCCCGGTCTATGTGCAACCGATGGATGCTAAGTCCACAGCTCAGAACCATCGCAACACCGCCGCAGCGGTGCAGTCGTGCCTGGACCACGGCTACATCCTCCAACTTCAGGTCCACAAATATATCGGAGTCGAATAATGGATAAAGCACTTGTCGTTCTGTCCGGCGGGCAGGACTCGGTCACCTGTCTGTTCTGGGCGATGAAGGAATTCAGCGAGGTCCATGCGATCACGTTCGATTACAACCAGCGCCACCGCATCGAAATTGATGCTGCAATCAAGACCGCTGAGATGGCGGGGGTTGCGTCCCATGAAGTCGTCGTGCTGGGCCCCGTGCTCGCTGGCAAGTCCCCTCTCACCAATCCCGACGAGCAGCTCGAGAAATACGAGTCGCACGAGCAGATGGAAGCGGTGATCGGCGACCGTCGCGAACTGACGTTCGTTCCGATGCGCAATGCGCTGTTCCTCACCATTGCTGCCAACCGTGCGGAAGTGCTGGGCTGCAACGTGATCGTCACCGGCGTCTGCCAGATGGACAACGCCAACTATGATGACTGCCGCGAGGTGTTTATCGACAGCATGAACGACATGATCGAACATGCGCTCGGGTATGACCACAGGGGTGATCTGGACGCCGGCATCAGCATTGCGGCACCGCTGATGGACCTCACGAAGGCAGACACGGTGCGCCTGGCGCAGGAGCTTCCGGGCTGCTGGGAAGCGCTTGCCTACAGCCACACGTCCTACGATGGGACGTATCCGCCGACCGACAACAATCACTCCAACGTCCTGCGAGCGCAAGGGTTTCTGGATGCAGGGTTCCCCGACCCGCTGGTCCTGCGCGCTTACGACGAGGGTCTGATGGCGCTGCCGGATACCCCGAACTACGACGCCCATCGCTGATGGACATCGTTAGCCATGCGGTGGCGGGTGCAGCGGTTGGCGCTGCATTCGGCCATCCCATCCTTGGCGTCGTCTTTGGAGTGCTGCCCGATCTGGTGCTGCTAACCCCCAAGCGCTTGACCCTGCCCCCAGCGCGCTACAGCGCCACGCACAGCGCGTTGTTCGTTGCGGGGGCAGGGTTGCTAGGGTGGCTGGCGTTCGCCACTGTGGTGCCGCTGCTGGCGGTGCTGTCGCACATCCTGTTGGATCTCCCAACGCACGGGCGCCGCTGGGGCCCGCAACTCCTTTACCCGTTCAGCCACCGCGTGTATAGCTACGGAACTGAATGGGAATGGTTCAATCGATCCTGGTGGCAGGGTCTCGCTCTAACCCTCTTGTGGAGTCTCGCATGGCTGTTCGTCACACTCAAGTAAGGCACTGGCTGCCTATCATCACCTTCTGCCCGGTGAACCATCTTCCCGACCTCATTTACGTCGAGGTGGCGTTCCGCGACGACACGCTGGACGATAGGGCGCCGGTCCATGAGCTCTACGGGATCCGCAAGCGCATTCGCAAGGTTGCGCAGTTCAAGAAGAAGTTCATGGAAGACATCGCTGCGGACCTGTTCCGTGAATTCAATACCTGCGACTATGTCACGGTGACGCTTGCGTTCGGCCGGCATGTGGTCACGCACTCGGAGGACTGAAATGCACCGCGTCACCAAAACCTACGGTCATGAACTTGGCCTGTCCGCAACCTTCCGCCAACCTCAGGCAACCAGCCATTGCCGCTTCATCCACGGCTATGCGCTGGGCTTCAAGATCGTGTTTGAATCTGACACGCTTGACGGCAACGGATGGGTGAAAGACTTCGGTTCGCTCAAGGCGCTCAAGCAACGCTTGTGCGACACCTTCGACCACAAGCTGCTCCTGGCGCAGGACGATCCCTACCTCCAGCATCTCCAGGAAGCGCTGAGCTTCAATGGTGCGCCACTGCTGGCTGACATCGTTGTCGTGCCGAAGGTCGGGTGCGAGTCGTTCGCTGAGATGGTGTATGGCTGGGCGGTCGAGACCATCACCCCGCCGGAATACCAGCGAGGCGTCCGCGTCACTGAAGTTGAATGCAGGGAGCACGCGGGGAACGCGGCCTCTTACTTGGGGAACTACTGATGGCTGAACAGGTTTACGATACGCTCGGGGTCCTGGACCTCGCTGGTGACATGCAGAACCGCATCCTCACCAAGTTCGACCGGGGGCACCGCCCGATCAAGGTTTATGCGGTTCCGACCGCCGGCATTGCAGCGCGCTTGGCGCTGTTCGCGCTGGACGATGTGCAAGCGTTCGTCGTTGAGGACGACTGGACCAAGGCGGACGTCATTGTTGACGACCTGATCGACACCGGCAAGACGATGGAACGCTTCGGCGACCATTACTTCGAGGCGCTTATCGACAAGCGTAGCTGGGAGCACGGTGACGCCTGGGTCGTGTGGCCTTGGGAGGGGAACGGAAGTGCAGGGATCGAAGATCACATTGTTCGACTTCTTCAGTATGTCGGGGAAGACCCTTCGCGTGGCGGACTGGCAGAAACGCCCGCTCGCGTTGCTAAGGCGTGGAAGGAATGGTGCGCGGGTTACGACATGGACCCGAAGGACATCCTGAAGACGTTCGAGG